TGGTGTGCACTAACAAGCTCATCACCGGCTCACTCGAAGTGCAGAAGGGCGGGACGATGAAAGGAAATATCGAGCACAGCGGCGGGAAACTGACCTCGAACGGCGTGCAGGTGGATGACCACGACCACGGCGGAGTAGAACGCGGCGGTAGCAGAACGGAGGGGACGAAATGACGGTGCGTTATTTAGGTATGAACAGCCACACCGGGCTCAGTATTTCTGAGGTTGAGCACATCCGGCAAAGCGTGCGCGACATTCTGGTCACGCCGGTTGGCTCGCGTGTGATGCGCCGTGAATATGGCTCGCTGCTGTCAGCGCTGATTGACCAGCCGCAGACCCCGGCGCTGCGCCTGCAGATTATGGCTGCGTGTTATTCCGCGATCCAGAAGTGGGAGCCGCGCGTCAGCCTGTCGACCATCACCTTTGAGCGCGGCGAGGCTGACGGCGCGCTGTATATCGATATCACCGGGACGCGCTCGACGACGAGCCAGCCCTTTTCACTGACCATTCCACTGAGTTAAACGCTATGGCGACCATTGTTGACCTGAGCCAGCTCGCCGCGCCCGATGTCGTGGAAACGCTGGATTATGAAACCATCCTGACCGAACGAAAGGCGACGCTCGTCTCGCTCTATCCTGCAGACCAACAGGAAGCGGTCGCGCGCACGCTGGCGCTCGAATCCGAGCCGATTGTGAAACTGCTGCAGGAGAACGCTTATCGGGAAGTTATCTGGCGTCAGCGCGTCAATGAAGCGGCGCGCGCGGTCATGCTGGCTTACGCTGCCGGTGCTGACCTCGACCAGCTCGGGGCTAATTCCAGCGTTGAGCGCCTCGTGATTACGCCTGCAGACGAGACCACGCTGCCGCCGACGCCTGCCGTGATGGAATCGGACACCGACTATCGTCTGCGCATCCAGCAAGCGCCCGAAGGGTTGAGTACCGCAGGCTCAACCGGTGCATATCAGTTTCATGGCCGTAGCGCCGACGGGCGGGTTGCCGATATTTCTGTCATCAGTCCTGAGCCTGCCTGCGTGACGGTCTCGGTGCTGTCCCGCGAGAATAACGGCGTGGCGTCCGACGCGCTGCTCGCCGTGGTGCGTGCCGCGCTGAACGATGAGGACGTGAGGCCGGTTGCTGACCGCGTGACCGTGCAGTCAGCCAGTGTTGTCGACTACACCATCGATGCCGCGCTTTATCTTTATCCCGGTCCCGAAAGTGAGCCGGTGCTCAGTGCTGCAAAAACAAAGCTGCAGACCTATATCACCGCACAGCACCGGCTCGGGCGCGATATCCGTAAATCTGCTATCTATGCCGCGCTCCACGTCGAGGGCGTGCAGCGTGTTGAACTGGCCGCGCCGGTGGCCGACATCGTGCTCGATGATACGCAGGCTTCATGGTGCAGCGAGTACAGCGTCACCATCGGGGGTAACGATGAATAATACCCGCCTGTTGCCGGTGGGCTCCTCGCCGCTTGAGGTCGCGGCAGCGCGCGCCTGCGCGGACATTGAAAATACTCCCGTTCCCCTGCGCCGACTCTGGAACGCTGACGACTGCCCGGCAAATTTGCTGCCGTGGCTGGCGTGGGCGTTTTCCGTCGACCGGTGGGATGAGAGCTGGCCGGAGGCTGCAAAGCGGGACGTGATCCGCGCGGCGCGGTTTATTCACGAGCACAAAGGGACGATAGGCGCGGTGCGTCGTGTGGTGGAGCCGCTCGGCTACCTGATTAACGTGTCTGAGTGGTGGGAAAACAACGAGCCTCCGGGCACGTTTCGCCTTGATATCGGCGTGCTGGAGACCGGCATTACCGAGGAAATGTATTACGAGATGGAGCGGCTCATTGCCGATGCGAAGCCAGCCAGCCGCCACCTCATCGGTCTGAATATTATTCAGGACATTCCCGGACGACTTTACACCGGCGCCCTGACCTATGACGGCGACATCATCACGGTTTACCCCGGATAAGTGAGAGCACAATGACAGTGAAATATAAAACGGTCATCACCAGAGCCGGTGCAATTAAGCTGGCCGCAGCGACTGTCCCGAACGGGAAGAAAGTGAATTTTACGGCGATGGCCATCGGTGACGGTGGCGGAAAATTGCCGACGCCTGACGCCAGCCAGACGAAACTTATCAATGAGGTCTGGCGTCATACCCTGAATAAAATCAGCCAGGACAAAAAGAATAAAAATTATGTGGTGGCGGAGCTGCTCATCCCACCGGAAATCGGCGGTTTCTGGATGCGTGAAATGGGGCTTTATGACGACACCGGCACGCTGATTGCGGCCGGCAACATGGCCGAAAGCTATAAGCCTGAACTGGCAGAGGGCTCCGGGCGCGCGCAGACACTTCGCATGGTCATCATGGTGAGCGACATCGAGTCAGTCGAACTGACCATCGACACCACACTGGTGATGGCAACGCAGGACTATGTCGACGATAAGCTCGCGGAGCATGAGCAGTCCCGCCGCCATCCCGACGCCACGCTGAAAGAAAAAGGGTTCACGCAGTTAAGCAGTGCAACCGACAGCACGTCTGAGGTGCTCGCAGCAACGCCGAAAGCGGTTAAGGTGGCCTATGACCTTGCCGACGGTAAATATACGGCTCAGGACGCGACCACAAAGCAAAAGGGTATTGTCCAGCTCAGTAGTGCGACCGACAGCACGTCTGAGGTGCTGGCCGCGACCCCAAAGGCGGTGAAAACGGTCAGCGATGAACTGAAAAACCTTGAGAAAAGCTTCGGTACAGCCGCAGGCCAGGACGTCACGACATCCCGCGCTGATGTCACCCCGGGACATCTTTTGCAGGTAGGGGATTATGGTCTCGGGGTGGCAAACGGAAGTGGCGAAACGCTAAAAAGTATCTTTGACCTGAAATGCTCGGGCAAATTTAAAGCTTATGGCGCAGCGTATCAGAGCCCGACCGAGGGAATGCCCGAGAATTCCGGAAATACTTTTTTCGGTGTGGATGCGACGAATATCTATGCCGGTCAGTATTGGGTTGAACTGATTAGCATCAATCAGCTGTATGTCGGGATGGTAAACCTCATCAATAAAACCGTGTCATGGGTGCAGTATTACAGCCCTCAGTTCAAACCCACCCCGGCGGATATTGGGGCGCTGGCGCTGTCAGGCGGGACGCTCACCGGACCAGTGACCTTAAATCAGGGGCTGACAAGCAAAGGGAGGATTGCATGGGGTGATTATGCGAATGCGGTCGGCTCGACCACTTACAACGGTATGGTCAATGTCTACGACGCAAACGGAAAAATGCGCTGGGCGTTTGGCCCTTATCAGAACGGGTGGTCAATTTATAATTACGATGCGGCGGGGGCGTATGTCGGGAACCTGCTGAATATCGACTACACCTCTAAAAAAGCGTCATTTGCCGGTGTGGTATCGACTGGCGGAGAGTTCCAGACCACTTCGGCAAACTCTTATCGAATGGTTTACGGCAATTACGGCGCATTCTGGCGACAGGATGGTACTAACTATTACCTGATGTTGACTGATTCAGGCGATGCGTACGGGGCTTACAACAGCCTGCGCCCGTTTGCTGTCAATCTGGCTTCCGGTGCCGTGACAATCGGCAAACTTGGGTTAGTTGATTACGGCAATTTTGACGCGCGCTATTACACCAAAGCGCAATCAGATGCGAAGTATGCGTTGTTAGCCCGCGCTTATACCCGGGCCGAAAGTGATGCGCGCTACCAGCCGAAAGGCTCTTTTGCTGCACCCAATACTGCCTCAAAAGGGGTGAATGGTTGGTGGCAGTGCGGAAGCACCGGCATCATTGAGCAGTGGTGTCAGGGGGCGACGATGACCAGTGAAACGACGCAGGCGATCACCTTCCCTAAAGCTTTCCCTAACGCTTGTTTGCGGGTGACGGTCAGCACAGTGAACGTGAATAAAAATACGGGAACGGAAGGAATGTTCCAGTCAATCTCGCAAACAAATACCGGGTGCGTGGTGATGGCTAACAGGGCTTATGGCAGTATCGGTCAGGTCGCGGTAGTCGTACGCGCGGTGGGGTATTAAATGGCTAATCAAGTTTTTTACAGTGCCAGCAAACAAGGCTTTTATTTTGAGACTGATAAAGCGGCGTGCATAGCCGGTGCGGGGTGGCCTGATGATGCCAGTGCGATATCCGACCACTGGTATCAGTATTTAATCGAAGGGCAGGCAAAAGGCAGTTCAATTGTCCCGGATGAGTACGGCCAGCCTGTTTTGCAGGCGGTTGAAATTAATTACCCGGCAATCGCAGAAGCGCAAAAGGAATTACTTATCAGTAACGCGATGCAGTCGGTGAGCGTTATCCAGCTCAAGCTGCAGGCCGGTCGCGCGCTCAGTGATGCCGAAACCAAAAAGCTTAATGAGGCGCTCGATTACATCGACGACGTCGAAAAAATTAAAACGGAAACCGTCGCCGGTCAGGTCGAATG